AATTCAAAAGATGATGTTAAAATGGCTCTAATTCCTAATCCAGATAATTGGATATGGAAAGAAGAAACTGTTTTAAATGCTAGAAAACAAGTTTGGGGGTTTTAACCTATATAAAAAAATAGGTTTGCTTTTAGGTTAATTTATATATATTAAAACAAATTAGATTGGAGATAATTATGTTTATAGAAGAAAATTCAAAACCAAAAGAAAAATTAAGAGCTTGGTATCTTTTCACAGAAGACTTTGTTGCAGGAACACAGCATTTAACAAACGAAGAAATAGGAATTTATATTAGGTTACTTTGTTATAACTGGAATAAAAGATGCAAAGGTATACCTTGCGATAATATGACCTACTATAGGATAGCTAGTTGTATTACAGAAAGTGAAAAAGCAAGCTGTCATAAAATTTTAGAACAATTTTTTATACAAATTGGAGAACATTTTCAAAACGAAAGACAGCTACAGGAATATTTATATATTACTAGGAGGCAAAATGCTTCTAGGGAAAATGGTAAGCTAGGTGGTAGACCAAAAAAACCTAAAGAACAACCTAATACAGAACCTAAAGTGTATCCTAGCAGAAACGCCCCTACCCCTACCCCTACCCCTACCACTACCACTACTAAAACCAAGATAAGTAATACTTCTTATTTTAATAAATTTTGGGATAAGATACCCAATAAAGTAAGTAAGGGGATTGCTGAAAAAAACTACCTTAAAATTGAAAAAGAATGGCTAGAACAACCAGAAAAACTAGCAGATATGTATAAAAACTATTATAATTCCATAGAGGATAAGCAATTTGCCAAACAACCTGCCTTTTGGTTATCGGCTAAAAAGTATGAAGATGAGCAGCCCAAGAAACAAGACACAGGTATTGCCGACCCTTATGTTATGAGGTTAAAGATGTTCAAAGAAGCTGTGGAAGCCAAGAAAGGTAGTAGTTTTATTCAAGGTTATGCCCAAAGGTATCCTAGCGATGTTGAGAGAGCAATAAGCGAGGGGCAATTTACAAAAGAACAAGCCAAACAATATTTAGATTTTAGGGGGTAACATGATGAGCTTAGTAAAAGGACATACAACTGTTTTCCAATGTATTGGTGATGCTTACTTAAAAAGAGATATACAAAGGTTTTATTATGGGTATTTGCTTTGTATAAAGGCAAAAACAAATATTAAAAAGTTGCATAAGTATCTGATAAATAGGTACAATTTTAACAGGAAAGAATGTTTTTTAATGTTGAAAAAGGCGAGGGCAAAATGAGATATAACAGGATAAATGAGAATTATACCGATTTAAAAGAAATACATGAAGAACTTAAAAACAGAAAAGTTGAAGATGATGGGTGTAGATTTGAGGACATATCGCCAGAGTTAGCTGAGTTAGATAGGTTAGGCAAAGTTAATTATGCTTGTTATACGGAATATTATACAATGGCTAAAAACCGAAATGGTGACCATAGACCATTTCCCTCTGGCTTATTAGCAAAAAATAAAAACTATACTTATTGAGGTTTAAATGAATATTGAAGAAATAGAAATAGATAAATTAATTCCTTATCATAACAACCCAAGAAAAAACCAAGCTGTTGATAAAGTTGCTAGTTCAATAAAAGAATATGGTTTTCAACAGCCTATAGTAGTTGATAAAAACATGGTTGTTATAGTTGGGCACACAAGGCTTATGGGTGCTAAAAAGCTAGGCTTAGATAAAGTGCCTACAATTATAGCTGATTTAAGCGAAACCCAAGCCAAAGCTTATAGAATAGCAGACAATCGTATAAATGAAGAAAGTAATTGGGATAATGATTTGTTGAATTTAGAAATAAATAATTTATTAGAAGAAAATTTTAATATAGAAAATTTGGGTTTTGATGAAAATGAAATAAATAAAATATTAAATGAAGAATCTTATGCCGAAGGAGTAAAAGGACAAATGTCATCGACTTTTGGTGTCCCACCTTTTACAGTTTTAAATGCAAGAGAAGGAAACTGGCAAGAAAGAAAAAAATACTGGTATTCTTTAGGCATAAAAAGTGAATTAGGTCGTGATGAAAATTTAATTAGTTATAGTAAGGTAAGTACATTAGGTGGAAAAGATACATCAATATTTGACCCTGTTCTTTGTGAATTAATGTATAATTGGTTTTCGCCTAAAGATGGTTTAATTTTAGACCCCTTTGCAGGAGGCAGTGTTAGAGGTATTTTAGCATCTAAATGTCAAAGACAATATATTGGGAACGATTTATCAGAAAAACAAGTCTTGGCAAATAGAGAACAAGCTGAAAATATATGTGAAAATGAAAAATATATACCAACCTGGACTATAGGCGATAGTGTAAACTTAGAAAGCTTAGTTGGTGACATAAAGGCTGACGCAATTTTAAGCTGTCCTCCTTATATAAATTTAGAAGTCTATAGTAATAAAAATAATGATTTATCTAATATGAATTATAATGAATTTTTAAAAAATTATTCTTTAATTATAAAACAATGTTATAATTTATTAAAAGAAAATAGTTTTGTTATTTGGGTTATAGGCGAAGTAAGAGATAAGAAAGGTAATTATTATAATTTTTTAGGTGATACAATAAAATCATTTAAAGATGCAGGTTTTCATTATTATAATGAAGCTGTTTTAGTTACAGCCATTGGTAGCTTGCCTTTAAGAGCAGGAAGAGCAATGAAAACTGCAAGAAAATTAGGAAAAACACACCAAAATATATTAATTTTTTTAAAAGGGGATGCAAAAAAAGCCACAGCAAAATGCGGTGAAATAAATATTAATTTGGACAATGAAGAAATTATTTTATAATACTTTGTAAAAAATTAATTTTTAAACTTTTACTCAAAGGATAAAAGAGGATAATGGCAAGACCAAAAAAATATAATATTGATACAGAGCAATTAACAAAATTAGCAACTTTAGGGTGTACAAACATAGAAATGGCAGACTTTTTTGGATGTTCACCAGACCTATTAGAAAAGAGTTATTCGGAATTTATTACAAAAGGAAAAGCTAATCTAAAAATAAGGCTTAGACAGTTACAATGGCAATCAGCTACTAAAGGAAATGTAACTATGCAAATCTTTTTAGGAAAGAATATGTTGGGTCAGAGAGATAGAATAGAAGAAAACGAAACTGAAGAACCTTTGCAATGGTCTTATGATTAATGCCATTAACAAAACCGCAAAAAGAAGTTATAGATAATAATTCAAGATTTAGAGTTCTTATTACTGGAAGAAGATTTGGCAAAACTTATCTGGCGATTAATGAATTGGCAAAGTTTGCTAGTAAACCAAATCAAAAAGTTTGGTATGTTGCACCTAGTTACAGGCAAGCCAAGGCAATATGTTGGAATGTACTAAAAGAAAAAATGATATATCACAAATGGGTTAAAAAAATAAACCATAGCGATTTAACCATTACACTTAAAAATAATTCACAAATAACATTAAGGGGTAGCGATAATGAACAATCACTAAGAGGGGTTGGGTTACATTTTTTATGTATTGATGAATTTGCCGATGTAAATAAAGATGCCTGGTATGAAGTTTTAAGACCTACACTTTCTGACACAGGTGGTCATGCTTTGTTTTGTGGTAGCCCTAGAGGTTTTGGCAACTGGTCATATGATTTATTTAAACAAAGCGAAACAAATAAAGACTGGGCATCATTTAAGTATACAACTTTAGAGGGTGGTCAAGTAGATAATGAGGAAATAGAACAGGCTAAACAGGATTTAGATATACGAACATTCCAACAAGAATATGAAGCTACATTTGTTAATTATTCTGGAATGATTTATTATAACTTCAATAGGCAAAAAAATATTATTGAAAAGTTTGATAAACAATACCCAACAATACATATAGGTTTAGACTTTAACGTAGACCCTATGACGGCAGTTGTTTGTTATGTAATTAATGAAACAATAGTGGTTTTTGATGAAATACAAATATATTCTTCAAATACTCAAGAAATGTGTGAAGAAATAAGAAATAGATATCCAAATAAACAGATAATAGTTTACCCAGACCCTAGTGCTAGACAAAGAAAAACATCAGCAGGTGGATTTACTGACATAAGTATATTGAAAAATGCAGGATTTGATGTAAAATGTAGAAATACAGCACCTCTAGTGAGGGATAGGATTAACTCAGTTAATTCAAAACTTAAAAATGTGAATGGTAAAAACAATCTGTTTATTCTAAATTCTTGCAAAAATGTAATAAAAAGCATAGAAAGACAGATATACAAAGAGGGAACACATATACCAGATAAGGATAGTGGATATGACCACATGAATGATGCTCTTGGTTATTTAGTTGAGTTTAATTTCCCACTTAGACGGAATTTTGTTGCAAGCCCTCCTAAGAGGTGGAGTTAATGAAAGAATTTCTGCATAGCAAACATGATTTATGGCACTCAAATATATCTAATTGGGAATTTTACATAAGAAGTTATCTAGGTGGTAACGATTACAAAAATGGTTATTACTTACACAGATACATTTTAGAAACTCCAGAAGAATATGATGCTAGAGTAAGACATACACCAGTAGACAATCATTGTAAGAATGTTGTTCAAATATACACTAGTTTTTTATGGCGAGTACCACCTACAAGAGATTATGGCGATTTAGATGGTGACCCACAATTAGCTTCATTCATAGAAGATGCTGACCTAGATGGCAGAAACTTTAATACTGTAATGCGAGAAGTTCAAATGAATGCTAGTATTTATGGTAATTGTTGGGTTGTAGTAGATAAACCGCAATCAAATGCTAAGACTAGAGCAGAAGAACTGGCTCAAGATATAAGACCTTATATTTCGATATATACACCAGAGAATATTGTTAACTGGAGCTATAAAAGGTCTGCTAGTGGTAGGTTCTATTTAGATATGTTGATGGTTATTGAAGACATAAATGCACAAAGAGCTATAATTAAAGTTTTCACAGAAGAAACTATATCAACATATGAGTTTGAGGATTATACAGAAGAATATACAGATAAAGAGCCTAAACTTATTGAAGAAATACCAAATGCTATAGGTAAAATACCCGCTGTTAATGTGTATAATCTTAGAGGTGCTAAAAGACCTATTGGTATAAGTGACCTTGCAGACGTAGCTTATTTACAGCAATCAATTTATAATGATTATTCAGAAAAAGAACAATTAATTAGATTAGCCAATCACCCTAGCTTAGTTAAGACACCTAATGTTGAAGCTAGTGCAGGTGCAGGTGCTATTATAGAAATACCAGAGGATTTAGATTCAGCCTTAAAACCTTACATAATTCAACCTAGTGGGCAAAACCTAGAGGGCATTATGAAATGTATTCAAAGTAAAGTTGAAGCTATTGATAGAATAACACACATGGGTTCAGTAAGAGCTACAGGTTCACAGATAGCTAGTGGGATAGCCTTACAAACAGAATTTCAGTTATTAAATGCTAGATTGTCAGAAAAAGCCGATTATTTAGAAAATGCTGAGGAACAGATATGGGCTTTGTTTGCTAAATGGCAAGATAGAGAATGGAATGGTTCTATTAATTACCCAGATACATTCGATATTAGAGATTGGGCTAACGACCTTACTTATTTACAAATGGCTAAAGCATCTGGCATAAAATCTGAAACATTTAACAAAGAAATAGATAAACAAATAGCTGAAGCAGTCATAGATGATAACGAAACAATCAAAACAATTAATGATGAAATAGATGCTACTAGAACAACTATAGGGCAGTTCCAAACTACAGAAGTAGAGGGTCAGACAGTTGGCGAAGAAACGTAAAACTCCGAAAGACAAAAAAACCAAAATACCTAAGAAATATTTATCTGGGTTAAAAGGTGCTAAAAGAAATCAAAGAGCTAGTCTTATAAAGCAAGTAAGTTCTTTATATAAATCTGGTGCAAGAATACCTTTAGCTTTGTTAAAGAGGAGAACTGGTTAGTGGCTGTTAAAAGAAAACCATTGTCAGCTAGAGTTGTTACTACACTCAAGGCAAAAGCTAAAAAATCTAAACTATTTAATTTAACCGATTTAAAGGCTAGTTTTCGTAGAGGGCAAGGAGCTTTTCTTTCAAGTGGCAGTAGACCTAAGATACCAATGCAAGCGTGGGCTATGGCTAGAGTAAACAAGCTAATAAGCAGAGGTAAGTCTGGAAGCTTTGATAAGGATATAATTTTAAGAGCCAGTAAAAGAAAGAAGAAAAAGAAATGACTTTTGCAAGTTTAAATAATGCACCTTTTGGTTTAGGGCTACAGCAAGGTCTTGTAAATAGATTTAGTGGAATACATAAGTTTGGCTTAAATACTGCTGTTGGTAGTTCTTTTGAGACTATCTGGGATGGTAATAATGTATATTCCTATGCTTCAACAGGAACAGCTACAGCCACATCAAGTGATACAGATGACAATACAGGCACAGTACAGATTGATGGATTAGATGAAAATTATGATTTAGCTTCAGAGGTTTTAACAATAGGTGGTAGTGCAGGAAGTACAACATTTAGCAGGGTATTTAGGGCTTTTATGAAAACTGCTAATACTGGTGATGCTAATGTTGGAGATATAACTATAACAGTTTCATCTACTACTGTAGCCAAGATACAAGCAGGGTATGGTCAGACCCTTATGTGTGTTTATACAGTTCCTAGAAACTATGTTGCTTATCTAATGCAAATAGATGTAGGCAGTTCTAAAGATTTAGAAAATGAAATAAGGTTTATAACAAAAGAAATATCTAATGGTAATGTTTGGAACACAAAAGCATTTGTTACAACTAGAGGTGGATTTATAGAAAAAAATTATATTATTCCAGTAAAGATAGAAGAAAAAACAGATATTGAGTTACAGGGCAAAGCTAGTGCAACTTCTGCTATTTCCGCAGGGTTTGAGCTAATTCTGCAAGATAAAAATGAATGATTTTAAATTATGCCCTAAATGTAAATCTCATGCTCCAGAAACGGAATTGAAAAATGTTTTTAAGTGTGTTGTTTGTGGTTTAATAATTAACGAAAGATTAGACGATAGGAAAGAAGATGGCGAAGTATAGAGGTAGAGAAGTAAAACTAAACAAACCTTTTAGGCTATCTACTGCTGAATCAAAACGTAAAAAGTTTGGTGTATATGTTAAAAACAAATCTACTGGTAATGTTAAAAAGGTAACATTTGGTGCTAGAGGTATGTCTATTAAAAAGAATATACCTGCAAGACAAAAATCTTTTCTAGCTCGTATGGGTGGTGTTTTAAAAGAGGTAAAAGGGCAAAAGACACTTAGCCCTGCATACTGGTCTATAAGGGCATGGAAAAAAGACTTTCCATTATAATAAATGTCCAGAATATTAGAAAAATTAGCTGACCAACAC